GTCTTCTGGTTAGGAAAATATACTTCATATCCTAAATCTGCTAAATAATCAAATAATTTTTGCATCATAAACTTTTTAACACCTCAGCCCACCCCTTTATAACCTCCGTTGCAAATTTATCTCTGGTAGGATTTAATATTGCATATTTCTTTTCCATAGCATATTCTAGATACTTAAATTGTGGTGTATGCCCTCGTAGGTTAATTTCAATTACATTATTTTTGTCAACAATTCCCGCATCCATTGTATCTCTGGATAAACCTGTTCTATCTCTCCATTTTGCGTTTTGCTTAGCATCTGCAACCATCATTTTCCCTGATGTCTGTGCATATCTTACACAGCCGTCATGCACTTTCTTTTGGTTATAGAGAGTCTTTTTTAAGACGTCATTTATATCTATTTTAAAACCATCCGCCATAATTACACCTCTTTTAATTGCATATTAAAATAAATCTCCATATTGGCTCCTGGGTCTTGGACTTCAAAACTCTGTTGTATGTCTTGGTTTTGTGTTTCCAAAATATCAAGAGGTTTGACTTTTATAGAATCTTCACTCCAATCGCACAAAAAGTAAACAGAATTAGGCTCCTGGGTAAAGTTATTTGTGCCCATATTGAAGAATAGACTATTAGAGGTATCATTCTTATATAATACCCCTGTAAGTGTTGCTATATCGTAATATTCTCCTGTCTCCTGGTGGTATTGGTCTACCTGCTTACGTTTCACTTTAACAGTAGTAGGTAATTGCTGTATGGCCTTTTTAACTACATTTCGCATACGTTCCTTGCTAATCATAATTCATCAGCTCTATTCATGTATGTTGGGTAATAACCGCTAGAGCCACTCCCTCCGTTTTCCTGCTCAGATTTATCAGAATATTTATTAGCTAGTCCTTGCCAATATGAAGGGTCCGGATTCTCTATTGTAATAGGTCCTACCTTAATACTCTTCTCCATATCCATCTTCATAAGGCATAGCTGAGCCGCTGTATAATACACATCATTGTCATATATAGTTAAAAAATTCTGCAATTCCTCGTCTGAAAAATAGGGATATTTACTCTCAAAAATTAATAGCTTTAATTTATCCAAATCACCCATTATTTTTTAGCCTTTGTAGTTTGTTTAGGCGCTTCTGTAGTTGTAGTGATCTGTTGGGGTAATTCTTCTACTAATTTCTTTTGAGCTAAAGCCTTAGCATCTTCCTGCCTAACCTCGAAAATATTCCCTATTTTAGCAATGGTAGAACCATATTTAAGGTTCACCAATGCCTTTACTTTGATATTTGCCATATTCTAACCTCCTATTTAACCTGGGCAAAGAAACATTCATCTACACGTGTGAAGCTAGGTAATGCCAGCTGAGATACTTTAGTCTCTATAGTAACAGGGTCTTCTTTTGCCATAGTAGTTATTGCAACACCTGTATTCACTATAGCTGTGTCGTGTTTACCACTGCCAAAGGTCTTATCTGCTTCTTCTGGTGTAGTTCCATATACAGTAGTTCCAATAGTCCCACTAGGTATTAAAGTAATATAATCATCATCATAGTAATTCTGGCTGCTGCCATCCTCAGATATATAAGTACCATTTAAAATACCCACACCAATTCCAAGTTTAGTGGATAGATAACTCACAATATCATTATCTGTAACTATCACAGCCCCTAAATTTCTAGCCATTAATTCATTTCTAATTGCGTTATTGTTCCTTATATAACCGAATGTAGTCTCTGTAAGTAATATCGTAGTGGGCTTACTATATCCGTCATTTACAAGGGTATTCTGCCATCTTATTATGTCTCCTACTATATCAGCATCAGCATTGTTCCATGTAGCCGTGCTAGTCAAAACCTCTTTGTGGTCTTCTGGTACTTCATAATCTGCAACAATGTCGCCATCATCTGTAACTATATTGATTTCGCCATGCTGTATAGCCTGTGCCCTTGCCCTTCTCATTTGTGCTTCTGCACCATCAACTAGAGCCTGGTAATTGCCATAAATTTGTGCTGTAAGATTTTCAACAAGATTCTGGTTATTTGATTGCATAGCCAACATAAGCATTACTCTATCCTTCTCTTTAATCATTACAGACTCTTTAAAGAAAGGTAATTCTTTCTTTTTAATATCTATAGTTGCATTTAAAGCTCTGGGTTTTACAGCTACATCAAAAGTGCTCATTCTTAAAACAACCGGCTTCTGCTTAGAACCTTTTGCAAGCTCTATCTCAGTCCCAAATTGTTTTATAGGTGGAAATAAAGCTTTATCTATCGTGGTTTCTGGCGGTAAATTCTGAATGTATAGTGCAATTTGCTGTGCATTTATATATTCTTCTAATGTCATATATTATTCCTCCTTAAATTTTTAGACTGTGGTGGTTGTAGTAGTAGATGGTGTGTAATCCATAAACTGAATCATTTTCAATGAAGTAACAGCCTCGGCCACTGGTGCCGCCGGCAATGCAGAAGTTTTAATGAATCCAAATATAGTAACAGGAATAACCTCTGTACCCATAGAGTTATTAAAATCTACATCTTCATATACAATTCCAAAAGCTGTTGAGCCTAATGCCGATGTATTTACAGATTTGCCCTCCTTGTCAATTATGGTGCCAGCTAGAAGTATGCCATTCTCATCAAGTGTTACGTTAGTCTTATTTACCTTTAGGTTTACATTCAAATACAAGCCATTATAAGCCAATATTTGTTTCTGCCCTGCTGTTATTGTTTTAGTACTTTGTCTCATATAAATTACCTCCTAATAAATTTTTCAAGCTGTTCTGGTGCTTTTAGACTTTCAGCTTTTCTCTTGGCAAGTTTTTCACCTAAAGAAAGAGCACCATCTTTTGGATTTTCTCCTCCTGCTGGTGCTCCACCGCTGGGTGCTCCGCCAAAATGGCCGCTGCCCTTTATTTCTTTTTCAAACAGATAGTCATCAGACTTTTTAATTGCATCAACTTGCTCCTTAAGCCCGATAAAATTACCATTGTCATCAAGTGTCAATTTATCTAAGTCTAGCAGCCCCTTTAGAACCTTGGGATTCTTAGTTCCTACAGTAGCTAACTTGGATTCAAGAGCAATATTAAACATCTGTTTCTTATAATCTGCCTCCTGCTTATCCAGGGCTTCTTTATTTTTAGTTTGTAGGTCAGTAAGCTTGGTTTTTAGATCCTCATTGTCCTTTGCTAAAGGTTCTAGGTCTTTAATCTGTTTGTCCCTGTCACCTACAGTCTTTTTATAATCATCACGCTCCTTTTTAGTCTGATTATATGTATCATTAGAAACATATTCAGAACTATCTACCAGGTCAACATCTTTATATTTCTTCTGTATATCCTCTGGTATGGATTTATAAGCATCTCCTAATATTTCATTTAGTTTTGGCATTGTAATTCCTCCTTATATTTTTCTTTATATTTTTGGCTTATAGCTTTATTATTGTCTATTAGTTTCCGCTGCTCTGTTAAAAGAGAGTTGAACTCGTTGTATCTTTTTACATATTCTTGTCCAGATACCTTCTTCTTTCCCTTTATTACAGCCCTTAACTGAGCTATCTTATCCCCTATAGCTATGATTCTATTTATATTCTGTCTGAACTCTGTATCTGCATAATTAACCACATATTCTTTTCCACAGCTAGGGCATACAAAATAATTCTTTTCTACAGATATATCATCTTCCATAACAGCAGATTCAAGCTTCTTCACACTAAAATGTTCATAGCATTTATCACATACAGCATGTTTAATTAGCATTCTCAGTACCTCCTGTAACAAAGATTGACTGTATATCATACAAGTTCAAAAGAATAATTCCAGCTTCATCTTTAAATTCATATATTTTGTACCTATGTCCGGGACCTTTTAGCTCCTTGTATGCGGCTATAATCTTTGATATTGTTTCTTCATCTGCTCTGCCCTTAAAGTATTTAGTATTTGTAAATGTAATTAAATAATCTTTCATATTCCCTCCTAAACAGTGTAATAATCTGATGGAACAAAATTCTCCCACCAGTCATCTAATTTTTGATTCTTTTCTCCTTTTATCCATCTGTTTATTTCTTTGCCTATATCAGTTAGAGACTTATCGTAAACCGGATATTGAGTACATAAACAGTTAGGGTGTGGTGTTGGTACTTTATCATCCGGGTAATTTCCTGTACCCAATTTATAATCATCCTGGGTAGCGAAATCGTCACATTCATCTGGCCCAAAAGGTACAATCTGACGTTCATAATGTGAACTGGATAATTGCCAGTGTATGGCTGTAGCAAAAGGATCGTCTTGTGTACTCCTGATATTGCCAATAAAAAAAGCATGGTTTATACTTGTACGTACTAACCGCTGCGCATTATAATCAACTGTTTTGCTGGTTCCTGGATATACCTTAGACCATTTCCAATCCTTCTTAGCCTTAGGATTAATATATTTGTTTAAATCGTCCATCAATTCGGTATATGTTTTCCCTTGGCTCATACCTTCAATTAGAACAGTTTGTATATCCTTCTCATATTTCTTAGTTAAGTCCCATATCCTTTCACTCAATCCCTTGCCATCTTTGTATAGAGTCCCTTTTATTAAGGCTTCTACAGCACTTTTAGGCACCCCGGCACATGCAGACAAGTATTTGTCTGGCACATCTTTTATTTCAAATTTAAGCACCTCTTTTTTTATCCTGGCTATTTCCTTTGCAGAATCCTCAAGAGACTTTAAACTGAGTTGATTCAACTGTTTATTCAAATCATCAAGATACGTTTTAATGCTCTTAAGATAAGAGTTAATCCAATTGCGTGTTATTTTATTGGTCTTTTTATTTCTAAGCTGCTTCTTTAGCTGCTTTGCCATATTTAAATATAGTTTTTGAATCTTCAATATTTGTTCTGCAGTTAATGCTCTCTTATTTTTCTCTATAGCCTGATTAAATAGCCTTTGATATTTATTCATCTATATCATCTTCATTGCTTGAATTGTTGTCATCTCCTGAATTATTTACAGCATTTTCATCAAGCTGAGCACTACCATTTTCAACCGCTGCCAATTGAGCCTTTTCTTCCAATATCTTATTGTATTCTGCCTCCACATCTTCTTCGTTGCTATATTCTTTTAAGTATGAATTTATGCTTCTAACATTAGTTGTAACCTCTGACATAGCAGTGTCTTTCTTAGTGTCTGTATCATCTGGAATAGGATAGTTATGTTCAAAGTATAGTGTATAAGCCATAGACAACCAATCTGCCTGAAATGTTGGGTATGCTTTCGTAGCAGGGACAACTTTCAAAATAAAATCTATCATGCTCTTAAATATAGGCTCCCAGTCTGCCCATTTCTCTTCGCATCTTGCTATCAGGTCATTATACATATATCTCATGGCCTTAGCAGAAGGAATATTAGTTAAATCCTTTAAATCTGGCATATCCAATATATCTCTCATGTCATTATCTAATCGTGTTAAATACGCTTCTATAGCTGCGGCATTACCCATGCTATATTCTTCCCTTGTAACAGACGCTTGTTTAGATTGTTCTGCCGCTTCATCACTGGTTCTTATAGCATGTAAAGCATTAGGACGTATTTCCATCCTTGCTACATCATCTCTATTACCATCTATTACCGCTATTGCACCGAACAATTGAAATCTCAA